TGCTTCCAGAGTTCCAATGGTTCTCTGTACAAGGCAACGTCAATACTCAGCCAGTAGGTATTGCTAAGGTCGGTACTCTCGGTGGCCGCTTTGCAGTCTACCGTGATACCCGTACTGAAGCTCAGTATCAAGTAGGAACTCGCGCTAATCCGCTCGAGTACGCCCTCCTTGGTTATAAGGGCGCTGAATACTATGACACCGGTATCGTTTACTGCCCATACATCCCAGTATTGGTACAACGTACCGTTGGTCCTAACGACTTCAGCCCACGTGTTGGCTTAATGACCCGTTACGGTGTCATTGACCACATCTTCGGTGCTCAGCTCTACTACCACCTCATCATTGTATCCGGTCTCGGTACTGCATTCGTACCTGGCACTGGTGCAACCTTCCTCTAAGAAGGACATACCTTTTAAAGGTATTTCAAAGAACCCGCCCAGTAATGGGCGGGTTTCTTATTGATTTAGTATAAATATTAATACCTATGAATCCCATTAAATTAATATCTGTATTAGGTTTGTTAGTTTTAACCGGTTGCAGTACAGTAGACGCAACATATCAATCTACAAAAGGCATTGGTCAATCAGCTATCGGTGGCGTTGGTAATGTAGTCGGTAATGGTGCTAATGACGTATCTAAATCTTTAGGTGTAGTGTCGGATACTGCAGGTAAAGTACTTTCAGGTGGCGGTAAAGTTATTGGAGGTGGATTAGAACTAGTCGGTGGTGTAGTAAAGGGCACTTCTGATGTAATTGCCCCGGACAAGAAATAACTACTCTACAAACTCTTTTTTTACTGTATGTAATGCTGCACCAATAACCTGGTGCATATCATAATAACGATATTCAGCAAGTCGCCCTCCAAATATTACATTCTTTTCTAAGTCTGCACGCTCTCTATATTTTTTATAGAGAGCGTTGTTTTTTCCGTCGTTAATTGGGTAATAAGGAATCTTATCTTTACTCCATACATCAGGGTATTCTTTTGTTATAACTGAAAAATCTTGTTTACCAAATTCAAAATGTTTATGTTCAATAATTCGCGTGTAAGGAGTTTCTAAATCAGTGTAATTAACTTGTGCAACCCCTTGATAATCTTTTACCCTATCTAATACAATATGATCAAATTTAGTAGTGCGGTAATTTAATTCTCCATAGCAGTAATTGAAATATTCATCTATAGGGCCAGTGTATACAACTTTTGTGGCTTGTGTATCCCAATGTTGTTTATTAGCAAGATAATCCGCTCCTTTAAGTACAGTTACCCCTTGGAGCATTTTTTCAAAAATTTGAGTATATCCACCTTCGGGAATTCCTTGATATATATCAAAATAATAGTTATCATTAAAATCAGTACGTATAGGCAAACGCTTTATAATAGATGCAGGTAATTCTTTAGGGTCTAACATCCATTGCTTTTGCGTATAACCTTTTATAAAAATTTCATATAGTTCTTTACCTATTTCTAATAGACACCACTCTTCTAAGTTAGAAGGATTTTCTATATTTAATTTATTTTCCTTTAATTTTTTTATGGCTTGTTCTGGCGTATTAACACCCCAAACTTGATATAATGTAAACAAATTGATAGGAAAAGAATAAATTTTGCCTTTATAATTAACTTTAGGCCTGTTAACAAAACTGTTAAAAGTTGCAAACTTATTTATATAATCCCAAATATCTTTATTAGAAGTATGAAACACGTGTATACCATATTCGTGCACATTTATACCGCTTACATTACGAGTGTAAACGTTGCCGCCTATATGATCTCGTTTTTCTAAAGCCAGGCAACTTTTACCGCGCTTAGTAGCTTCATAGGCGAATACAGAGCCGAACAGACCGGTGCCTACTATTAAATAATCATACATAACATATTTTATTATATTTCTTTGTTTTTTACAGTAAATAATAGTAATGCCAGCCGCCGCTCCAGTAACAGTCAACTATCCTGAATTTGCTTCAAGACTAGCAAATGCTATTATCTATCCGGATCCAGTTTCCTACCCTGCTATTTCAACCGTACAAGTACAAACTAGATTTGATAGCGATAATCTTACAGCAGTTCCTTCAGTATCTACTACCTATATATACCCGAAAACTGCTTTATTAGTATCAGACGTAAATTATGGGCAAATAAACGGTTCTCCGTTTGGAGATAATGCTGCATCAGATGCTTTCGGTCGTTTAAGAGTAGGGCTACCCGCTACTCAATTGGACAGTAAAATGCTTTACGATAAACTGCCAGCAATATTTGACGAAAAAATAAACTTAGGTAGCAGTACTTTTATTGCAGGAGATAGCTTAGTTTCGATGCAAACATCTGCGGTTAGCGGTTATGTAATTAGACAGACAATGAACCGATTTAACTATCAACCCGGTAAAAGTATGACTGCTAGTTTGACGTTTGTAGCAGCCCCAGAAACTAATATAGTAAAAAGAATAGGTTTGTTTCAAGGCTTATCAGCCGCTCCATACGTGCCGTCAGACGGTTTATATTTAGAAATAACTGAAAATGGACCGAGTTTTAACGTGGTAAAAACTTTAAACGGTACCACAACTACTACAACTATACCACAATCAGGTTGGAACGTAGATAAATTAAATGGTACCGGGGCTTCTGGCTTAACTATAGATTTTACTAAAGGTCAAATATTTAGTTTAGATTATGAGTGGCTAGGTTTAGGTAGAGTAAGATTTGGTTTTTATCTGTACGGTAAACTATACTATGCTCACCATATAAACAATTTTAACACTTTAACAAGTCCATATATAACCTCCCCTAATCAGCCAGTACGTTATGAAATAAGACAGATAGGTGTAGGTTCGGGTACTTTAAAACAGATTTGTTCAACTGTTATAGATGAAGGTGTACCTGAACAGTTAGGAACTGCGACTACCGCTTCTACGTCGGGGACCATTACAGCTCAAAACGGAGTCATGACTCCTATTTTAGCATTAAGGTTAAAACCGGACCGGTCAAATTTATCGTTAAGCTTAAAAGACTTTTTTATATATAACACAGACAATACTTCAAATGCAAAATACACTCTTTATAGGGGGGCATCGGTAACTGGGGGTAGTCTAAGCTGGAATGAGGTAGACAATGCCGAGCTCCAATACGCCTATGGGTCATCATCTTTATCAGTATCTGGTGGTTATCCTTTATATTCAGGTTTTATACCGAAAAGCCAAGGAACAGCATCCGGTACCGGTGTTCAAAATATAGAAGAATTGGTTGGTACTTTCGGAACGAAAATAGACGGCACCCCTGAGACGCTCACTATAGCAGTACTTGGATTAGGTGCTACTGTAGCGGTCTACGCTGCAGCTAATACGTTTATAAATTCTTAACTACCAGTTTTTGCAGCTAAAATATTTAGCGGTACCTGGCTTAGCAGAAGAACATTTATGACGAGCTCTGAACGACTTACGACGCTTAGGGTTTGATTTTTTAATACGTAAGTTAGGATCCCCGTAATGCACTCTTTTTAACTTACCACCGACCCTTGTACAGCGCATATATTTTTTATCGCTACGGGTAGAAGTTTGTTGGCCTGTTACTTTAGTGCAACGGGAGCCTTTCTTTTCTTCTAGTGAAAAAGTCTCTGTAAATTCTTTTAGTAGACTACTAACTTTATTTTCAAAACTATTAAACATATATAATATTTACTATTTATGATAAATATAATAGATGAGTAAGAAAAAACGTTTATTGAAACAAAAACAGCCCTCTAGCAATAACGAAAATGCCAAAGACAAAAGCCCAATAGTCCATCAGGCCCAAAAACTCGAAAGACCGGTACAAATACGACAAAGACCGGATTTAACAAATAAACAAAAAGATTTTCTTAAATTAGCTTTAGATAATAATACTAAAGTAATATTATTATCTGGTCCTTCTGGTAGTAGTAAAAGCTTTTTAGCTACTCTTGCAGTTCTAGAATTAATGAATCTTAAAAAAGTAAGCGATTTAGTTTATATTCGATCTATAGTAGAAAGCAGCGAAAACAAAATGGGTTATTTGCCGGGTAATGCTGAAGAAAAATTATCCCCATATCTAGAACCGTTAATGGAAAAACTTGACGAACTTTTATTTGCTGCAGATGTTAATGCACTTTTAAAAGAAAAACGCATCGACGGTAAACCCACTGGATACCTTAGAGGACTAAGTTGGAATGCTAAAGGTATTATTATGGACGAAGCTCAAAACAGTACATTTAAAGAACTAACCACGCTTCTTACCCGTGTGGGTCATTTTAGTAAGCTTTTTGTTTGCGGAGACCCTATGCAATCAGATATTAATGGTAAGTCTGGTTTTGAAAGAATGTGTAATGTTTTTAATGACGACGAAAGCAAAGAGAAGGGTATCCATGTGTTTTATCTAACAGAAGAGGATATTGTTAGAAGCGAAATAGTTAGGTATATTGTAAAAAAATTACAATTGTACAATAAAAGCGCAGGAGACAAATAAATAATATTCCCCTCAACTAACTAGAACTCTAAAAAATATTCGCTATACTATGACGTCTAAAATGTCTAAAGAAATTTCTATCACTAAACGCTCTGGTAAGAAAGAAAAATTCTCTCCAGATAAGATTAATAAAATCTTGCAATGGGCATGCGCAGACACTAAAGGGGTATCCTTTGAACAAGTTGCCATGAATGCGCATTTGCAGTTTTTTGAAGGAATTACTTCTAAGGACATCCACAATATTCTTATTGAAGCAGCAGCCGGTCTCATTACAGAAGAAACCCCTCAATACCAAGACGTTGCATCCCGGCTACTTAATTACCAACTCCGCAAAGAAGTTTGGGGTGGTAAGGATGCTCCCAGGCTATTCGATTTTGTAAAAACAAATATTGAGGCTAATAAAGTATACGATCCAGAAATTCTTAGTTGGTATGATAAAAAGGATTTTGATAAGTTAAATGATTATATTGACCACAATAGAGATCTTGATTTCACTTATGCAGGTATTAAGCAGCTTTGTGAAAAGTATCTAGTACAAGACAGAGTAAGTAAGACCATATTTGAAACGCCGCAATTTGCATATATGCTTATTGCAATGACGCTTTTTAAAAACTATCACGAAAAGCGTTTAGATTATGTAAAGAGAGCTTACAATGCATTCAGCAAGCACAAAATCA